TAAGAACTCAAACATCTGATGTTCTCTATCACCAGGTAGTAATGTAAAGTAATCTTGCATATGATTTACTTCTATAGTTGAAACTTCATACATATTTGAAGATGGTCTCCAATTACCTGCTATATCCCCTGTTTGATAATGTTGAGTTGTTACAATTCTTGTTTTTGTCTTTTCTATTTCTTCAGCAAATACATTTAAAATAGTCATTTCTTGGTTGAGTAGTTTTTCACTATCTTTAAAGAAGTCTTGACCAATATCTATATTGATAATTGGTTCATATGGTAAGTTGTATATTTCTTTGTACTCATTACCTGTTATTTGGTTGAACTTCCATAATGACATTGGTAACCATTTATTGTCTTTTTTCTTCTTTTCAAATGCTCTAAATTGAATTGTAGATGTTCCATCACCTTTTAATTTAATATGTCTTTCTAAGCTATAATCTGCTTCTTCTCCATCAAAGTCTTGGATAATATCGCAACTAATTACTTTGTCATATTTTTGCACTAAGTTATGTAATTGACATTTTCTTAAACATTCAAGATATACTTTATTATCAAATTTATGTATGTATATAAAAGCTTCTTTGTCATAGATAGATTCTTCTAATGCTCTACCTAGTGTTGGCATAATCCAATTAACATCTAATCCTTCTGTTTGTGTTACTAAATCACTACCAAATAACTGATTTCTTATATATGTTGCTATCTTCTTAGCAGATGGAGCTACTACAAATCTTTCTTCTTCTTTTATATTAGGTACTCCATTAGTAGTTCCTGGCATTGTTACTTTTGCTTTAATCTTGATAAAAGGAGACTGTAATATATAGCTGTCTCTTATTCTTCCTTCCATTACAAATCAACCCCCTTCTCAAAGACTACTCCCCAGTATGTCTTTTTTTTATCTTCATCCGTTTTTAAAAGTTTCTTTGGTTCAACCATTAACCCTACAATCCATTTACCAAACAATTTTTTATGTCCATACACCCTTATATACATTGTTTCTATTTCTTTTTTGCCGTCTATCTTTAGTTTCTTAATACAAATACCGTTATAAAATAAATATATTGTCCATTTTTTATTCTTGTTAAACATAAAAAAGACACACACCTTTCTCGGTATGTGCCTCGCATTGCGACTGTTTTGATTTTAGTCCAAAATTGCACTTCAATTCTACATATTAATTATACCATAAAATCAAGTGCAAATCAAACATTTATTTTTTGCTTTTTTCCTTATTTTTAAAGGCATAGCGAGTGCTATAGATTTCATAAGTCTCAATTTCTCTACAACTTCTACATGGAATTGTAATCTCAAGAGGTATCTGTTGGCTTATTCCTAACTCTTCTAAATTAGCTAAATATTGTTCTATGTTAACTTCGCATAAGAACCTATTAGACTTTTTACATTTAATTCTTATACTACAGGACTCCTTCCTGTTTCTTTAAACAAAGCTAGGATATAGGCTAGTCCATCTCTTGAGTGGTCTCTATCCTTAACATAACAGTTAGTTCCCTCTTTTTCGCTTCTTAACTTATCATATCTATAGCCTTCTAATTCAATTAAACCCTCATCCTTAACACTTTCTTGATAGTGTCCATCATTAGTAAAGTATCTTATACTTGGCTTTTCTAGTACATATAAATAGCCTTTATAGAATAGTGATTGTATATATTGATTATCTCTATCTACTGAACCAGCACCTTTTTTGGATATGCTATGGGGTATTTTGTCTACTGTAAGTCTATTATCAAAGTGAGCAGCTTCACTATCTATTACAAACTCTGTTATAGGTATATTAGGGTATCTATCTTTTAAGTAAGCTAGAAACATTCTAAATTGAAAGGAGTAGTATTCAGTTGTCGGTGTATCCCCCTCTACTGCCGGATCATGATAATATATCTCTAGTCTTACTATTAACCATTTTCTACTTTCTTGATGATAACACAAGGCTATAGGTACAAATGTTGTCGGATTTACTGAACCATAATCACAACCTATACCTATTTCCCTAATTATAAAGCCATCTAGACTATCTAATTTGTTTATTTGAGTAAATACTCTACCTTCTGCAATTACCCATTTATTAAAGACTTTTTGCTCTCTTAATGAGCCTGGTGGGAAAGCATTTACTGCTTCTCTTATCTTTTCTTCTGTATCTAGTACAGGATTATCAAAAGGATAAAACACATATTTAACCCAATCTGTAGTATCTATATATCTTAGCTTGTATGGATGATTTTCGTTTCCCTCAACATTAAAACTGTCTATTCTTTTGTAATAAGGGTGTCCTGCATAAGACATCATTCTACCAGGTAGCTCATCAAAGGACTCTTGGAGTGCGTCTGAGGAATATATCCTAGCCGACTCATCCACCCAACAAAATATTAATGGTTTACCTAATATTCTATTGAAGGATAACTTGTTATTAAAACCAAAGAAGTAAAATCTCATGTTGTATATCTCTAGGTATTTGTCTTGTTGACCAAACTTTAGTACATATTCTTTTCCGTTAGTGAAATGATATTCTTTTTTTAATATATTTTCTAAATTATCTACTATGTTAGACTTAACTGTATCAGTAGTCCATCCTATAATAGCTCCATTATATTCCCTGGGTATATACCCTTCTTGTTTTCTTTGTTCTTTTTCGTATTGATTTAATCTATTAGCATATTGTATCAATGCTCCACAAATGTCATAAGTCTTGCCACTTTGTGTAGAACCAAGTACACTTATATTATTTACATTTGGACTTATTATGTCGTTAAACAGTTTTATCTGTTTCTTCGACAGTATCAAGTTCTTTTATCTTCTTATTTATCTTGCTAATCTTCTTAGTTGTCTTACCTTGGCAATTATTAGACTTTATGTCATCAAGTATTAGTTCATGTTTTTCTAGTTGCAATTTTTCTTTTTCAGATACTATTCTACCATTACTATTTTTAATCAAATAGTTATTACCTTTTTTTATAAATTCCATTTCTAATCCTCCTATAAAATTTGTTAAAGAATAATCATTTCTTTCATTTAGATTTTTAAAGTTTATCTTTTTCATCATACATTACTTTTTCTAGATTAGAGTTGTCTATTATGTTTATGTTTATGTTAGGTGTTTCAGGATTAACTATTCCAGTTTCAGCTATCTTCTTTTTATCATAAATTATTCCTATAGATGTAGTTATTTCACTAAGACTATTTAGTTGTAATTTAGATACTTTTTGTACTAATGATTTCTTTTGTGTTTCGTTATAATCTTGTTTATCTGCATTCCATATCTCGTCTATAATTTCTTCTAATTCGTCCTGATTATTAAGTGCAGTATCTAATCTTCTTTCTAACAATGTAGTACCTTTATTTATTATTCTGTTAGCAGTTTCTACAAATTCTTCTTTTTTTTGTGTACATAATTGTAGAAATTCTGGCTTTTCTTTATTATCATCATAAACTTTTTTTACAGTAGTATGAGGTATTCCTAATTGTCTCCCCGTTTCACGAAAATTATTCGTTACATAATAAGATAGCATTATTTTATATACTGTTTCATTATCAATTTGTTTTCCTTTAGCCATAGTATCACATCCTTACTTTCCTTACTTTTTAATCAATTATCGTTATACGATACAACTTAATATCATTAGCATTTCTAATCTTATTACTTAATAATACTTTCATTCCCATTATAGTTTCTAAATCTACAACTTTACTGCAAGAAATTAAATAATGGTTTATTAATTCCATAGCTTGTTGTTTATTTAATTCTACATAATTAGGATTTTTCATATTTTTAGTTATAAACTCTGCCTTTTTTTCTGCTAATTTTTCAATTATGGTATTATAATCTTCTGCCATTATTTCCCCTTCTTCTTTTTAGCATATTTAGGTAACCTTCTATCTCCTGTTGCTTTTTCCCATTCTGCTACATTCTTTTTACCGCCTAATGCTCTAGTTCCTTCTTTTGTATAAGCCCATTTTCTTTGTGCTTCACTTTTAAATGGCATATTAATCACTTTCCTTCTTATTTGTCTAATACTTCTACATAATCTAATGCCTCAAAATAACTTGCTTTTTGTTTTGATAATACAATTATTTTATTTGATAAATAGTGTATATCAGTCTCTAAATCCCATATCCTTTTTTTGGTTCTTACTTTTACTAAATCTTTAGGATCATAATCTGATTCAGTAGTTAAGTATTTATCCCAATTTGATTTTGGAGCTTTATACTTAAATTTAGGTAATCCTTTTTTAATCATGTCTATATCTATATTTTTCATATCTAAATCACATATAATAGCATTTTCTCCGTGCTTACATCCTATTTCTTTAAATGCTGGTAAGTCTGTTACTATTACTGGTGTACCTAAAATTAAACTTTCACATACTGATAAACCAAAACTTTCACATGAACTTAATTGCACCAAATATGTCGACTTTTTTATTTCTTTGGTTAAATCTAGTTGTTGTTCCTTAGTTGTAATGTTCTTGCTTTTAAAATCATAGTTTATCTTGTTTGTGTATATAGTCCAATCATAGTCTACTCCAGTTTTATCTAACAATTCAGCTAATTTGTTTATTCTATCTCCACCTTTTTCTTTTGATAGCCTAGTTGCTGAAATAAGATGTATTTTATCTGTTAGTTTTTTTACTCTAGGATTAGGTATAGATACAGGGTTATATATTAACTCACATTTATTCCCTGTTTTCTCTTGGAAACTTTTACAAGCTGTTTTTGATACTCCTATATATTTAAAACCATCATTTGTCATTGGTATAAACCCTACATTCATAGCATCATAATGTATTATATGATAATACTCTTTAGCTTCTACTTCTATATCGTAAGAATAGCTACAGAAAAATCTATCACATTTAATTGGTTTAGTGTATTTATGTACCTCTACATTTTTAGCTAGTCTTTCTATTTGCTTACCATCTGCTTCTTTGTAATATACTACAAAGTCTTTATATATCTTTGATAAGTAATATAAGAACGATTCTACTCCACCAATTTTACTTATTTTCTTCATATAAAATACATTTTTCATTGTGAGCTACCTCCATTAATTAAACTTAAGATTTCTCCTTTTTGGATAATATCTTCATAGGCTTTTATTCTTTCTTGTTTTCTCTCTTCACAATAGCTATGATTACATTTTAAATCTATTAAGTCAGCCATGTTTCTATATACACTAGAATATCTTTTACTATCTTTTGTATATTTAGCAGTATCACTTGAAATAGCTTCTTGATTATCTCTGTTCCATACCATTATAGGTACAGGACAATTTTCAAAGGTTTTACATACATCTAATTGAGCTATATGTTGTACTACATCCTCTAATAATGTATTTTCAGGAAATGGTATAAATAATTCTCTTTTAATACATTTAGTCCATGGAGCAACAAATACACTTTTAGCAAAAGTCTCTAAGTTTTTTTCTCTTATTCTTACTGTTGCTAGAGTATTATGTATATATGCTTTATATGGTAATCTAATAATATCTGCATGAGTTTGATTTATAATGCCTGCTATTCTTTTTAAACAATCTTTATTACAAAACCAATCATCACAATCTGCAAATAATATATATTTTCCTATAGCTTCTGATACTCCCACATTTCTAGTTCCGCCATTGTATCTTTTTTCTTTTAATTGAATTATTTTACATGGTCTTTTATTTTCAATTATGTCTTTAGCTATTTCTATTGAATTATCAGTAGACATATCATCAACAATTATTATTTCGTAATCTTTATATGTTTGATTTAATATGCTTTCTAATAATTTAGCTATCCATTTCTCACTATTATAGTTAGGTATTATTATGCTAAACATAAAACCTCCTTATATTTCCAAATATAGCCATAAGCATATGGTACTTTTCCATTAATACATTTATAAATATGTGAATTATATTTTATTCCTAAATAATTTAATATTTCATTAATATTATTCCACTCTTTTATAAACACTCCATCTTTAGAATATTGAATAATCTTTTTAGCTATATGCCCATTACCTGTTTCCCTGTTTAATCCCAATTTAATAGCATGA